GCTGATCCGGTGGTGCATGGACTGCACGCAGATCAAGCCAGACCCAGCCGGGAACATCAAGCTGGTCAAACCAGAGCGTCACAAAAACAGCAAGCGCATTGATCCCGTCGTGACGATGGTCATGGCGACGGGGATCGCAATTCTCACGCCGCCCGCACCGACAGTATTTTTCACCTTCGCATGATTCAAGCTCTGACAAAATTGCGCGTAAAAATGGCCTCGGCACTCATGCCGTCGGGCTACTCGTTCCGCAATGGGCAATATGAGCGTATCTGGACCGGCGGCGGCGATAACGAAAGCGGCGTCACTGTAACCGAGGATTCGGCGCTGAAGACTGTAGCGGTGATGCGCTGCGTGACACTGATAGCCGGAGTTGCCGCAGCGTTTCCAATTGACGTTATCAAGCGCGTTGGCAACACCCGCCATCCGCAGCCGGGTCACTTGGTCGAGGAACGGTTGGACTGGAACCCAAACCCAGAAATGTCCGCCTACGATTTCCGGTTCGCCTCGTGGTGCCATTTCCTGCTGTGGGGAAACTCCTACGCCGTGAAGGTCATGAGCGGCGGGCGCCTCGTCGCGCTGTGGCTGCTGGACCCGTCCGCGGTCACCGTCAAGCGCGAGGAAAAGACCGGAGCCCTGATCTACGAGTACACCGCCGGCGGCGAAAAGAAGATGTACTTCGCTGACCAGATCCTGCACGTCCGCAACTTCACATTGGATGGCATCAACGGACTGTCTGTGATCCAGCAGGCCGCGCTGACTATCGGCACAAATCAGGCCGCCGAGAAATCCGCCGCGACGATGCTGGCGCGCGGCGCCCGCCCGTCCGTGATTATGGAGATTCCGGTGCAGCTTAGCCCCGCGCAGCGTGCTGATATCCGCACCGCGTGGGCTGAGTCAAACGGTGGAACCACCAATACGGGCGGCGTTGCTATCGCTGAGGGCGGCACGAAAATCATCCCGTTCAACCTGCCGGCTGGAGATATTCAGCTTCTTGAAAATCAGCAGTATAGCGACGAGAAAGTAGCCATGGCGTTCGGCGTGCCGCCGTCCATGATCGGCATTACGACCAAGACAACATCGTGGGGTTCTGGCATCGAGATGTTGAAACAGGGCTTCCTCGACTTCACCTTGCAGCCGCTGCTGAAGAATCACGAACAAGCCTATGAGCGATCCCTACTGAAGCCGACAGAGCGCGACCTGAGCATCAAGCACAATACCGGCGCGTTTCTTCGCATGGACCTACTCAAGACGCTCCAGGCGCTTCAGATCGGCGTCAAGTCTCGCATCTATAACCCGAACGAGGCGCGGAGCTACCTGGACATCAACCCCTACGACGGCGGCGATGAGTTCTTCGCCCAGATGCAGGATTTGCCGATTTCGGCGGCGATGAACAACACCCCCGGAGGCGCGGATGGATCGACAGCTTAGTTTCAAAATCAAGAGCATTGAGGACTCCGGCGAGATCGAGGGATTTGTTTCCATCTACGGCAACAAAGACCTCAACGGCGACATCGTAGAGCCAGGTTCGTTCACGAAGACCCTCCAAGAATCCGGCGGCGAGGTGGTTCTACTCCTCCACCATGACCGCACTCGCCCTATCGGGCTAGCTCGACTCACTGACGAAGCCAAGGGGCTCCGGCTGCACGGATCTATTGCTACCGACCTGCCAGACGGCAAGCTCGCCCACGCGCAAGCGAAGAAGGGCCTGCTGCGGGGCCTGTCCATCGGTTACCGCACGGTCAAGGAAGCCTGGGACGAAGCTAGCAAAGCGTATCGGCTGTTTGAGGTCAAACTGTTCGAGGCTTCGATGGTGGCAATCCCTGCCAACCCGCTAACCCTAATTGACGCCGTGAAAACGCAGACCGAGTTTATGGCTCGGGCCGCCGAAGACATCAAAGCAGGCCGCACGTTGAGCGCTGCCACGCGCAAGCGGCTGGAAGCCGCAGTCACCGAAATTCAGGCACTTCTTGCCGAGGCAGACGCCTTGGATGAAGCCGCCGACGACGGCAAGGCCGTCACCGCCGACGAGCCGCTCATGCACTCGCTCCGCGCCGCCACCGCAATCCTCCGCGCGTAAGCCGACACGCACGGGAAACCGCCACCACCAACCACCGCCAAGCGCGGAAGGAGCAACCATGTCTGCTGAAATCAAACAGCAATTGGACGAACTGGGCAAAGCCTGGGAGCAGTTCAAGAGTAACAACGAAGACCAGATCAAGGCCGCCGCTCGCGGCGTTTCCGCCAGCATCTTCGAGGAAAAAGCCGTCAAGTTGAACGACCGCATCAGCGAAATTACCAAGGCCCTCGAAGAGTCGCAGCGTGCGCACGATGAATTGGCCGCGAAGTTCGCCCGCCCCGGCGAAGGCCGTGCCGCCGATGCCATCGACGAGCACACCAAGGCGTTCATCCAGTGGGCGCGCAAGGGCGATGGCAAGCTGACCGCCGATCAGATCAAGTCCATGTCGGTCGGCAGCAACGAAAACGGCGGCTATCTGGTCCCCGTTGACGCCTCCGGCCGCATTGCCGCCAAGATCTACGAAACGTCGAACATTCGCGCCATCGCGCAGGTCGATTCCACGACTTCCGATGCCGTTGAAGGACTGAACGACAACGACGAAGTTTCGACCGGCTGGACCTCGGAAACGGGCACCCGCAGCGAAACCGACACTCCCGAGATCGGCAAGTGGCGCATCGAGGTTCACGAGCAGTACGCTGAGCCGCGCATCACGCAGAAGCTCCTCGACGACGCCGCCCTCGACGTTGGCGCCTGGCTGGAGCGGAAGATCGCCGACAAGTTCAGCCGCTCCGAGAACAGCTCGTTCGTGATCGGAAACGGAATCGGAAAGCCGCGCGGCATTACGTCCTACACCACCGCCGCCACCGCCGACTCCTCGCGCGCTTGGGGCGTCATGGAACACGTCCTTTCGGGAGCTTCCGCTGACTTCACCTCCACCACGCCGTCCGACAAGCTGCTGGAGCTGGTGTATTCGCTCAAAGCCGAGTACCGCAACGGTGCCCGCTGGCTGACGAACCGCGCCGTCCTGCTGAAGATCCGTAAGTTCAAAGAATCGACGACCAACGCCTACATCTGGCAGCCCGGCCTCCAGAATGGCCAGCCGGCGCTCGTCTGCGGTTTCCCGGTGACCGAAGCCGAGGACATGCCCGCGCTCGCCGCTGACTCGCTCTCGCTGGCGTTCGGCAACTTCCGCGTCGGATACCAGATTTTCGACCGCAAGGGACTGAGCGTCATCCGCGACGCGGTGACCACGAAGGGCTACGTCAAGTTTTACACGACGAAGCGCGTGGGCGGCGGCGTTGTGAACTACGAAGCGATCAAGTTCATGAAGTTCAACAGCTAACCGGAAACAACCAAGGAGCCAATTATCATGCGTGACCTTTACTCTAATCTCACTTTCCGGCGCGCCATCTCGCCGGTATCTGTGGCCGACAACACCGCGCAGGTGTCGCAGATCATCGACCGGCAGGGATTCGACTCTCTCGTCTTCGCAATCGCCACCGGTTCCATCGCCGACGCCGACACCACCTTCACCGTTCTGGTGGAGGATGGCGATGCGGCGAACCTCAGCGATGCGGCCGCCGTTGTGGACGCGGAACTGAACGGAACCGAAGTTCTCGCCGGTTTCCAGTTCGATTCCGACAACCAGACCCGGAAGATCGGCTACATCGGCAACAAGCGGTATATCCGCTTGACGATCACTCCGGCAGCCAACGCCTCGGCGGCGCTCATTTCGGCTATCGCCGTTTTGGGCAACGCCAGTCTGCAACCCAACGGCGTTTAGTCCTTCCTGTCTCCTCTCTCCTGACTGGGGGCGTGCCTGCGGCGCCCCACCTTTTTTCTCATGACATACGCCTACGAACTAGTCACCCCTGCCGCAGAGTACGCGCCTACCGACGCGGAAATGGAGCGGCACACTCGCGCGCTTGGACAGCCGCTAGAACAGTACCACCCTTATGTCCGGGCAGCTCAGGCGTTCGTTGAGAAGATCACAGGCAGAAAGCTGGTTTCGCAAACCTGGAAATGGTTTCTGGACGAATGGCCGATCGGTGATCGGCTGTATCTTCCGTTCGGAAAGCTATCAAGCGTTACCCACGTCAAGTACACCGACATCTACGGCATACAGTCGACGTTCGGATCGGATCAGTGGGAAATATCCACGGCGCGAGATCCAGGCGTGCTGGCGCTGTCTTATGGGAAATCGTGGCCATCCACAACCCTGCGCGTCCTCGACCCGATAGAGATTCAGTTCGTCTGCGGGTGGACCACGGCAGCGGATGTCCCGGAAGACCTCAGGGCCGGCATTCTGCTAATGGCCAGTCATCTTTACGAACACCGCGAAAGCGTAATCGTAGGCGACTCCGCCGCAGTGGAATCAAAGCTGCTTGAGATGGGATTCTTTTCTTTGGTCGCTAACTGGAGACTGTACCAGTGAGAGCCGGTTCCCTGCGGAATCTGATTTCGATTCAGCAGAAAACCGTCACGGTAGACAGCAACGGAGACCGCACCGAAGCGTGGGATAGTTACCACGACGCCTGGGCTTCAATTGAAACAGGCAATGGGCGAGAGTTTTTCCAGGCAAAGCAGACGTGGGCGGATCTTTCGCACACGATCACAATGCGCTGGAAGGAAGGCATCAAGCACGAGATGCGGGTGTTGTTCGAGGACCCGAAAACGAACACATCAAGATACTTCAGCATACGCGCCGTGCTGAATCCAGATGAGCGCACGGAGATGATGCGGCTGCAATGCTCTGAGGCGATTCCGTAATGGCAAAGGGCTTCAACATCAAAATCGAGGGACTGGAACATCTTGCCGGCCAACTCGAAAAACTGAAGTCAACGGCGCAGGGCGAGGACGTGCAGCGGGCTCTACTCGACGGCGCGCAGCTCATCCAGGTAGCCGCCAGATCGAACGCGCCAACCGCCCCATACCCGACATGGTACAAGGGCCGAATGATCGCCCCCGGCGGACTCAAGGCGTCGCTATCCGCCGCCCCTGGGCGCAAGATCAAGAATTTCCTTCAGGCATATGCTTTTGCGTTGAAACAACGCGCCCCACACGCGCATCTGGTCGAATTCGGAACGAAACCTCACGTCATCCAGGCGAAGGATAAAAAAGTTCTTGCATTCGGCAATCGGTTCAGGCGATTTGCTCGTAAGGTCATGCACTCAGGATCGCGTGAAATTCCATTTTTTCGCACGGCGATCAAACAGCAGCGCAACGCGGTGAAGAGGTTACTGGAAACGAAAGTTAAAGCCGCTTTTGACGCGCTCGCGAGGACCGCATGAGAATCTATCAGGCGCTGTACAAATATTGGCAGACGGTGGCGGCAATTGCCAATTCTGTAGGCACGCGCGTCTACGACCTGCACGCCGACCAGGGCCGCGAAATTTCCTATCCGGCTATCGTTGTTGAGGCTGTCGATTCGGCCCCGGCGCATTCAATCGGGCAATCCGCGCCAACGGCCACGCGGCGAACGGTTGCCGTGTATTGCATGGCGCAGGGCGGCGTCAAGGCAGCCGAGGATCTAGCCGATGCAGTGTATGCGGCAACGATCAACTCCCCGGACGCGATCACATCCGCCGCCGGGTCGCTGACGGTTCGAAGCGTCCATCTAAACGGGCGCCGTAATGAGTTTGAGGACGACCTGGAGACCGACAAGAAGCTGTATACCGTCGTCCTTGATTTTGATTTCATCCACGATCTCTAAAGCGTGGATGCCGGCCGCACGTCGTGAGATGTTCGGCCACCAACGAATAGCACTACTGCCGTGAGGCAGAAGGGGGCACTATGGCCGTAATGGCAGGAAACGCCGGGTCTTTTAAGCTCGGCAGCAACACAGTCGCGGAGATCGACACCTGGACGCTCGACGTGTCTACCGGGCTGGAGGAAACCCAGTCTTTCGGCGACACCTGGAAGGAGCGTTCAGCAACGATTCGCGAGTGGAGCGGGACCGCCGCCGGCCGCTTCGACAGTACCGACACCAACGGGCACGTCGCGCTTCAGACTGCGTTTCTTGGAGGCACCACAGTTACCGGCAGGTTCTACCTGAACGGTACGAACTACTTCAGCGGTACGGCGTTCGTCCAGGCGTCGATCAACGCACAGGAAAACAACTTCATCACGGTGAGCTATACGATCACCGGCACCGGCACGCTGTCCTATACCTAAGGGGGAATCATGGCTGTAATGGTTGGCCGATTGGCCGATTTGTACGTCGCCTCTGGCACCGGAACAGTCATGACCGGGCAGGCAACAACTTCACTGGGCGGCGGGGTGTATCAGATCACTCTTGCCGCCCGCCGCGCAATCAATCCGAATGCCGCTTTAACGGTACTTGATGGCGTCACGACCGTGAGCCCGTCGAATTATCGGGTGGCGTTCGGAAACGGAAAGATCATTTTCACGAACGGATACACGCCCGCCGGAGCGGTTACCGTGACTGGTGAGTTTCTGACGCTCTCACAGGCGGCGCAAGGCGTGCAGTGGGCGCTGAACGCCGAAACGATTCTCGAAGACTCGCACACGTTCGGAGCGGCATGGAAAGAGCATGCGGCGGTGATGTCAGACGCAACGATCACCTTTGAGCGGCTGTACAACGATTCGTATTTCCCCACTTCAATCGGCGGATACTACGTGCTGGCGTTGTATTTGAACGTCAGCGGCGGGTCGCGCTACCTGTGCGCGGCACAGTGTTCGAGCGTCGGTGTTTCCACCGGCAACAACTCTCTCATCCGAGAAAACGCGAGCTTTTCGGTTCACGGCCAGCTCGACTATGTGGCGGCCTAACTATGCGATTTGATAGACAGACCAACGAATACCACATCCCCGCCGCTTGGGTGAAACAAGCCACGCGCGGCGGGGAATTGCTCGACATCACGAGCGCGCACGAGATCCACCAGGGCGGGGAGATCACGCTGACCCTGGCTAACCCGATGGCGGCGCAAGCGCTGCCGGAAAAGGAAAAAGAGTAATGCCCTCTATCGCAGATCGCGTTCTGGCGGTCGAACTGAAGACGAAGACGGTGGATGTCCCTGAATGGGGCTTCGAGATCGGCCTACGAGAAATGGACGCATCGCAGCGCGTAAAGTTTGGCGAAGACGCGAAGAATTCGCCAGCGCTTGCGCTTGTCCGCCTCATCATCGCGTGCGCGTTCGACCCGGCCACGGGCGCCGCTGCGTTTGAGCCAGCGCACCAGGACGCACTGCTAAAGAAAAGCGGCGCTGTCATCGACAGGATTGCCACCGAAATCTGCGCTCTGTCTGGCCTGACCGACAAAGCCGCGACGGAAGCGGAAAAAAACTAACAGGCGAGCGGCGTTTTTTATTCGCCCTCGCCGAACTCCTGCACATGCCCGTTGGAGAAATGGTTCAGCGGATGTCCTCGTCTGAGCTAACCGAATGGGCGGCATATCTGTCGATCAAGCACGCCGAGGAAGAAAAAGCCCGCAAGGACGCAGAATCCCAGCACCGAAGACGCCGCTAACCCCTACCTATGCCCATTCTCTCCAATCTCCTCGTCCGCATCGGCGCGACTACCGACGATTTTGACAAACAGGTAGACCGCTCGCTGGGCAAGGTCAAGCGCTTCGCTTCCGATGTCACCGCAGCCGGAACCGCGCTTTCGATTGGATTCTCGGCCCCACTGATCGCCGCCGGCGCTGCCGCAATCAAGGCCGGATCCGACATGGAATCGCTGACGATGGGACTGAAGGCCGTCATGAAGTCGAGCGAGGCCACGGCGGCGGAAATGGCGAAGCTGCGCGAGGTGGCGAAGC